CGCGTATCAGCATCACGAGAGCTACGATTCAGCTTCGGGACTTGGTTAGTCGTATCACTCATGATCTCACTCCTTCACGTATTTAGCGTACTCATCAAGAGGTACGCCGAGCTTTTTGGCAATCGCAACCTGACTCGGGCTCAACCGAACAGTGCGGCGTGCAGTATTGGTGACGCCGGAAGACCGGGTCGCAGGTGCTACTGTCTGCACGGGTTTTGTAGTAGCCCTGTTATTGCTCTTAGGTGCGCTTCCAAACTTCGCTGGGAAGGTCTCACGCATCCGTCGATCAATTTCATCATAGTACTCTTCAGAAGTGGGGTCAAACCCCTCTTTCTGAACAAGTTCGATATGGATCCCACGGACCGCGGCGGTCATCACCATGTCCTTGCCGAACCACTCGTTTTCCTCGGCCCAAGTTTCGGCACGAGGATCCGGTTGGCGGACCGGCTGTTGTGGCATCTGCTGCGGCATTTGCTGTGGGGCCTGCTGGCGAGCTTGTTGCTGTGCCGCAAACTGCTGGGCAGCGTCATGAAGCTGGCGCTGTTCCCACTGCACCGAGGTCAAACGTTCTTGAGCCTCGGTTTCTGTATCAAAATCACCTTCTTCGCGGGCCTTCTTGATAATCTGCTTCAAGGCCACAATCTGCGTATCAATGCGGTTTTTCGCCTCGGACATGCGTGCAGAGTCCGAAGACCGAAAACGCTGCTCTAGTTCAGCGGCACGTTGTTGTACGCTTTTGGCGTACTCCACCGCGGCCTGTTCACGGCGCTGATGCTCACGCAGGCGGGCAGTCAGCTTGTTGATGCGCTTTTGCACACCTTCGCTGTACTGCTCCAGCTCATCTTCCTTGGCTTCCGGCTTTTCTGCCGAGGCCTCTACTTGTTCCGGCGCTTCTTCAGCGGATTCCAACTCAACGGTGGTTTCCTCTTCGTTTTCGCCAATATCGTATTCAAGTTTTTCTTCAGCTGCTGCCATTGGGATTCTCCTCACATGTGCAGAATGTCTTCAGGATTGTTCACAACCCCGATAATTTCGTCATCGTTCAAGATGCGAATCTCGCCACCGTCAATCGAAATACGGGACCCCGCATAACGACCAAAGATGATCCAGTCCCCTTCCTTGCACCACGGTCCGTTCGGGAACTTCGACTCATCCATGTATGCCAAGTCGCCCACCTTCAGCACGTAGCCGACCGTTGTGGCCAGCTGAGTACGCTTCTGGGTTTCTTCTGCAAGAATGATTCCGCCCTTGGTTTTCTGGGCGCCTCGGTAAGGAAGGATGGCCAAGCGCCATCCGGTCGGGGTAGGGATTAAATCTCGAACGGAACCCGTCAGTCTTTCCGGGTCTACATTGCCTTCCGAGTCGTACGCATCGTCCAGGGTCGGGCCTCTTGTGGCCTTTTCCTCTGCCCACTTGCGCTCTAGTGCGGTCATGTTATCTGCGACGGCTTCCATCATTGCTCCTATGGTTAGAAATCTTCGTCCTCAACACCCTTCTTCAGAATGTCTTTAATGGACTGTTCCACCATCTTGATACCCTCAAGACGGCCCATCAGGAAACGATACCGTTCCATGTCCGCAATCGACCCGTTCAGCACCATCTGCTCCGTGTCAAGTTGCAGCTGTCGAATAGCTTTTAACATCCGTTCTGTCGTTTCTAGCATGGTCACAGTCCATGTAAAGCAAGCGGTTTACAGCCCCGCTAGAAGGCTTGCGAAGTAGTTACTTACTTCTTAGGTTTCTTTTTACGCGATTTGCCTGCTTTTGACAAGGCTATCGCGACGGCTTGCGCCTGTTTTTTTCCAGCCTTCATCTCAGTCTTGATGTTTTCGCTGATAACTTTCTTACTGCTGCCTTTCTTTAGCGGCATTGGCTGCGAGCCTCCGTACGTCTTGTTGTTCCATCAACCCAGCACGCTCACGCGCAACGTTAGCGCGCTCTTGCGCGATCGCTAACTGACTGTCAATACGGGCCTGATTGGCCTGCATGTTGGCCTGAATCTTCTGCTGATCCAACGCCAGTTTCTGCTGGTCGATCTGATTATCCATCTGATCTTCCTGTGCACGCAGCTCAAGCTCTTTCTCTTTCAGCGCGACCACCGGATCCGCTTCACCGCCACCGCCGGTCAACTGCGCCTGCAGATCACGCACTTCCTGCATGTACTGCGCGACCTTCATGGCCACCATGCCTTCCTTCTGCAAGGCAGACACCATGCGATCGGGATCGGAACCGTATGCCTTGAACAATTCGGCTTCCACGTCCTCTTCGGCTTTCAAACGAACGTGCGACAGGATGTGTTTTTGCAGCGTCATCGCCGCTTGTGGGATCTGCGCCAACATCGGAGACAGGCCCATGATCAAATGCGATGCAATGTGCGCATCGTGCTGCTGACCAGCAAAGGCCTTCAGCTCCATCATGTCCAGTACGTCCGCGTTTTCCTGTGCAGGATCCTTCGGCATCTGTGAATTCTGTGGACGCAAGATTCCGTCAATGTCACGCACGTTCAACGACGCATAAACACGATAATACGCCTCATACAGGTTGTGCATCTGCGGCGCGGACTGCGCGAGCTGCAACTGGGTCTGTGCAAGGGTAATACGCTGCGCAGTGGAGAAGATGTTCGGGTCGGCAACCGGCAGCACGGCGACCATGTTGTCGAAATCCTGCTTCTTGATCTTGCGCGATGCGCCAGGAACATCGTACGGATACTCGTCTGGCAAGAAGTCCGCAAAACCACGCGCCAGCATCTCGAATTCGAGCTTCTGTGCGTAATGCAGGCGCTTGTGAATGGCCGACATGACCATTGAGCCGCGTTCCAACAGCGCAATCGTCGTTCCAACCGCCGCGCCTTGGTTGCCATCGCCCACTTGCATGTCTGCAATGCTCGCCAAGCGGCGACCGGCGTCGACCGTAAAGCCCAACAGTGCAAATAGCGTCTGTGACGGCTCTTTGTACGGCAACGGCAGCAAAGATGCCTTCAGATCGGCACCACCGACGTCAATATCGCGCCATTCGCCCGGTTGATGCGGATCATCCGAGTCAGAAATGCGTGCGCCCTTGGTTTTGAAGCCTGCAGGCAGGTTCGCGAGCGTTCCGGCGTCGATCAACTGGCGTAATGAGCTCGTTGCAGCCTTAGAAAGGCCGCCAATCAAATGAACAAAGCCCAAACCATACGCGCCAAGGCCTTCGACCAGCACATAATGGACAAAATACTCAATTCTGGCCTTCAGATCGTCGTCTTCACGCCAATTCCGGCGGATTCCAACCACCTGACCGGTGCTTTCTTCGACCGTTACGACGTACGGACGCTTGATTCCGGTGTAATTACCGTCTCCATCGCGATCTTCAAAGCCTTCCAAGTCCAAATCGACGTGGAATTCAAGCAAAAACACCTCGTCGGTGTTGGAAGTCGGCTCTAAACCAACAATTCGGTCGATTCCATCCTGAATATCGCTGACACGAAGCGCGTCTTCGGCGTCTGGGATGTAGTAATCCAAGTACTCACCGGCCCAAACACGCTTTTTGAAGTCGTTTTCGTACATCGCAATGCGATGCGTAATGCGTGGACACTGGCTCATGACGCTTGAACCGGTGTACGGGATGTACAAATCGTCCGCCAAGACCAGTTTGGACACCATCCGACCCAGCGTGGAGTCGTGATAGGTCTTCTTGAACACCGAACCACCGTAACCAAGATAGAACAACGCCTGATCCATCTCAGGAGTGAACTCTTTCATCACGGTAGTGATCTGATAATTCATGAACTCCTGAACACGGGCGGCTTGTTGCGCCTTGTCCAATGTCTCACGGCCCACGACTTGCGTACGAACAGGGCCGCCTGCGGGCATCAGTTCCTTAAACGCCTGCGACTGGAACTGAACAACCGCCTCGGTCAACATCGGATGGACCGCGCCTGACGCGCCACGGAATGGCTGCGTGCGCTCTTCCATCTTCAAGCCAAGAAGCTCAAGACCTTTGGTGTACTGGCTTTCCCATTCCTCGCGCGATGACTTGTCGGACTGGAATAAATCCATCAAGTCCATACTGACACGGCCCAAGGCGTCCGGATCGACGACCTCTGCCAAGTTGGCGTAGAAATCTACGTCAGCAGAATCATCTTCGCCGATTTCGACAGTAGCACCGCCATCCTCCTCAAGGATGATTTCGACTTCCGGTTCCTCGATGTCATTGACGATCAGCTCAAGGGCCGGGGCTTGGTTGACTGCTTTATCTACTGGCATGGCTTTCTCGTTGGGCGGGATTTAGCGCCACTTTATATCA